AGTTTTCCCGAACTGGTGGCGGCATCAGTAGCTGGACCCAAGATCCTTAACTGCTCTTCACTCTCATCCCACTCCATGTAAGAACCAGTAGCATCACCAAAAAACTTTACATCGTGTCCATCGGTATTTGCTCCAACTGTAATCGTTCCAGCAGAAGTTACGGCTCCAGTTGCAAAAGTTCCACCAGCTACCGTCAAAGTCTCTGAAGAATGCGTAAGCGTTACATCGTCAGCAGCAAAATTAATAACAGATCCACTGGCAAGAAATAAATCGGACCACATCAGACTGGTTGTACCTAATGCAACGCCATCGCTGGTAGTGGGCTGTAACGTATCAGATACTAACTCAACCTCATCAACATTATTTACTCTAAGGATTATCTTATTATCAGTAGTAGCAAAATCAATTAAGTTTTGACTATCCCTACCCATCTTCAGACTAGCATTATATACAGAAGTCACCGTTGTCTGAGCGGCTGTTATCGCTATGTCATCAGAGTTGGCAGTAATACCATCCCCCCCAATGACATTAAGCACAGCACTTGTCGCTGTCATTCCCGCGCCTGCAAATAATGTCGCTAGCGCAGTTGTTGTAGTCTTTTGTTCATTAGCCCCATCAGAGTCTAAAGTGGCAAAGAAATCTCCATCAGCAGGAGTAACAGTACTTAACTCTGATATATCCAGAGTAAGAGTAACATCACCACTAGTCCCACCTCCAGATAATCCAACACCAGCTACTACACTGGTAATATCCCCAACTGTGGGCGACTCCCAAGCAGGTATCGAGCCAGCGCCTGTTCCTGTCAGAACAGATCCATCAGCACCAGATGCCAGGCGCTCTAAGAACCCACTAGCATCGCGGTAGTATATGTCACCTGTTGCGTCAGAACCTAAAGTCATCGTAGCAGAGCCGTCAATAACTCCAGACCACGTTCCACTAGTAATAGTTCCAACTGTAGCTAATGATGAAGCAGAAGTAATAGAGTTCTGAGCCGCAGTGGAAATAGTACCTGCTAGTGTCGCACCTGTTACTGCTCCATCACTAGTTATAGCTCCATTAGCCTGGATGACTCCAGCTGTTGATATAGTAACTCCTGTACTTCCATAACCTCCGCCAACAGTCACCGCCTCGGAAACTGCCAGATCTCCAGTAATTGCTACTCTTCCAGTTCCAGCTGACGTTGATCCTGCAGTAAGGAACTCCGTCATAGTTCCAGCTTTTAATGCTCTTATTCTAAACTCAGCGTCCTCTGAACCATTAGACGCATCTGTCAGAACCCAATCAAGATTTACTAAATCAGTAGCATTACCTCCATCATCATCTGCATAGAGAACTACCCTCCCGCCATCATTATCTGCAGCCGTTCCGCTAGATGGATTGAGGCCTAGCTCTAGTACTTCTACTATTCCTGCGGCTGCTGCATTAGTCGATTCAAATGTCTTTTTACCAGTTACAGTTTGCGCGGTAGACTTACCCATTATACCATCTGTACTAGTCAAGTCTACATTAGCTTCATCTATATTAGTAGATTCTAAAAAAGTAAGTAAGTTAGTAATCCAATCTCTTACTTGTTCAGCATCCATCTCATCGCCAGGATCTGGCAGAGGAGTTGAAGGACGAGTTACTGTTGCCATTCGGTCATCTCCCTAACATTATGTTACAGAGTTCAGTTTTCTAAAGGTATGTACTCGACAATATAACCTACTATACTAGCAGGTGTACTAGAAGTCCACTCAGGTGCTAAAGTCTCGCACATCATATTAACGAACGTATCTGCCCTTCTGCTCTCTGCCCCAGGCCAAAACTTACCAGTATTCCAGCTAATACCGGCATTCCAAGAATACTCAGCTCCTACATTAAATGAGTCAGTTACTGTAGCTCCTCTACCTTGATCTATATTTACGCGCATAGTCACATCACTAGCATCTTGACGCTTATTAAATATAGTTTGTATATTAAGAATATGTTTAACTTTACCTGGCATACCTAGATCATTAGGTGCCATTTTTATCTGCCAAGTATATCCAGTGCCGTCATCTGTTGGATAGTTGCTGCTATTAGCTTTATACAAGTACCCATTAACACTTCCAAACCAATCAAGCTCTACAGAATCAATAGTAATGGGCCTGGCATAGTTTAAGGGATTAGTAATCAAGTCAAACCACACATCACCAGTTTCCCAATCCCATACCATTATAAAGTCATGACCCGAGCTATTACCGGTACTAGACACTAATACTCTTACTTGATGATCTTTCTCTCTAACAAATAGATGAGAATATTTAAGTCTTTCTTGATTAAGACTAAACCAACCTTTTTTAGCTCCCAGGTCATCTAAGTTAACTATCCTAAAATTAAGATCAGGTGTTATAACAAACAAGCCTTCACTAGCTACACCAGCTACAAACTCAGGCCGAACCACGAGACTCTTAGATATAGGAGTAAATCCACGCCTCGGCTGACCTAATTGAAAATCAAAATGTCCTAACTGATCATATACTATCTCCCCAGGATAAAGACCATCTTCTTTAAATATAAGAGCTGTTCCCCAGTTATCACATGCTGCTACAATCTTAGGGCCGCCATCATAAATTTCATATCTATTATCAGCCCTCCAAGTTCCTATATCAACTTCATAAGTGCGCCTATTGATATCACACCAGCGAACTCGAGTAGGATAATAAGTGCTACTTTCAGTAGTTCCCCAGGCCAGCATAAGGTTCTTATGAGTAAATATTCCTTTGCACTTAGTCCAAGGCATACCTGTAAGATCAGTAGTATTAGAACTAGTCGAACCAGTCCATGTACGAACTTGGTCTACAGCATTGTTCATTACTAATTTATCTTTAATATGTATAAACTCAAAGCGATCTTCGTTAGTTCCAGTAAAGTCACTTCCAGTTATATCAGTCCTAGACGCTGATCCACCTGGATCTACATATGCTTTATCTGGAGTTATTACTACTTGCCTAGTAGTCCCATCAGCAAAAGTACCTTGCCACAACCCTGTAGGCATTTCACCACCTGTCAAAACAGCATCATTATACTTAACATATCCGAAACGACTTTTAGCTACACCCTCTTCCGAAACATTTACATTAGTTAAAACTTCACAATACTCAGGAGATAAATTAGGATTAGGGTATTTCCATCTAGATCTCTGCCCCTTAATCATAAATATCCCTGTAGTTGTAGCTTCTGGTGCAACTCTAAATACTTCAGTCATTAGCTAGCCAATCCTACGTCTACGCCTTGGATATAAGGAGCCAAAGGCCTATTCCTCATTTGGACTCTATTCTGCACATTACCAAAAACATAAAGTGATGCCGGCTGAGAATTATTATCTCCAGTGAACTCACTCATCCTAGATTCAAAAGTCGCTCGGTGTCTATCAGCAACTCCAGACTTTCCAAGAGTCGGTAACAAGTCCGCTGTCACTCCCCAGATAAGAAGATCATGAAAGTCCTGATTAAACTCAGGCCAGTCACTATCATTAACAAGAGGAGGCTTACGCATTTCACAACGAATATTATAAGTTATAGCAGCTGCTGGAATTGGATCGAACTCAATCCACTGGTAATCTGGAGAATCCCACCAGACAGGTATTACAGCAATAGTGTTAGCATCATCATCTTTAACTGTCACATTACCAGTAAACGTATACCCTGTAGCAGTAACTTTTGTAACTCTTTCAATACCAAGATCTGAGTCCCAACTAGTGGTACTCGTAACTGAGTTAGTCCCATTCATAGTTACTAATTCAGTTACCAAAACGCCACTAGTATTAAATCCAGTAATTCTAACTTTAAAATTGCTTCCTGCATCCGCAGTGCTGTCACTAGTAAATGCAAGAGTTCCATCACTAGCGGGATACTTCTGCACTCCACGAACTCCAAAAGGATAAGCACTCGCTGGAGTAGAGCTATCTGTAGATCCTGGATTTCTCTTATCGAAATCTCTAGCCGTATTCATAAATACAAAGCGTGGCGTAGTAGGATCTTCTATATTAAGTACCTTCCTTACATAAAGCGGAAGTCCATATTTACTAGTTGAAGCAACTGAAGTAAGCGAAAATTCCCTATGCTCATGAGGCACCTTGCCACTGTCAAGAACTCTACGATAAGCAAAGTTTACTTGATCCTTGACAAGAGCCTCAAATGACCCTCCTTTAGCTTGTCCAGAATAAGCGAGAATATCAGTTAAGATTTCTCGGAAAGTGGACATACTATTTCTCCTTACCGGCACCCTTGGCCGCGTTAATTACTTGCTCCATACTTGGAGTAGAATCATCCGAATTATCTTTTTTAAGAAAAGACATCATCTGCCCAAATAACTCAGCTTGTTGTTCGCTACCTGCTTGGTACATTTCTTTAAACGCTTCATACATATCAGCTTGATTAGATGCCCGCTTTTGGTCTTCACTACGAGCCAAATTAGCACGAGCTTCTGGACCATTTGTAACGCAAGCTTCACGAACCCTAAAGTTCCAGCATTGATACATAGGGACACTCTCACCGGTCTGATCTGAGTACGCATCAACTTCAACATCACTCATAGGAGGACGCCCAGGAAGAATACCAACCATATCGTCCATAGTTCCAACTAGAGTAACATAAATACCATCATCTATTTGAAGTCCCCTAGGCTCTCCTTCAGTGGTAGCTATCAACCTTTCACGTCTGTTACCTCCGCCTACATCCGCAGTTACCTGGCGTACCCACTCACCTTCAGGTTGAAAATCTGCAACTAAGTTATTAGTACTGATGTACTTAGTCATGACGACTTCACTTTTTTGCTCTGGCGTTAATTGAAGAGGTATACCCTTCTCCAAGTCACGCTCTTCTACTTTAACTTCTTTATTTATATCTAGTAAAACTGCCATAGCCCTAAGCTCCTTTTCTTAAAGTTTTAAATGCTAAATCCTGCAATATTTACTTGGCAATCGGAAGTGCTAGATGAGATAACTGCACTTACAGTATTCCCTGGAGTACCAGTCCAAAGACCATTTTGAGAAGTCTCAGATGCCGCGTGTTTAGTATTTGAATACCCTATAGATAGATCCTGTGCTGCTGCAGTATCTCCATCTGTAGTCGTAACAGACGCATATACAACCCCTAATGTAAAGAAAAGAGGAATAGGAAAACTTCTACCGACTACGCCATTAGCAGTATTAGGAATTACATAGTTTGGGACAGTAGTTCCTACAGTTACATCACCTGTAGAAGCCCTATCATACAATAAAAAGAAAGCATCAGCCGCTGTAGTATTATGCAGATCAACAGAATTTATTAATGTATCTCCTGCCCTAAGTAGCACTTCACCAGCAACAACATCATCATCAAAGTGCAGAAAAGAAAAAGGTGGAGACAGCGCCCATTCTCCTATAACAGTACTCCCGTCCTTTAACTGAAGAGTAGCATCTTTATCAGAGTGCCCAGATATATGAGTAATAACATGAGATACATTACTAGCAGCTGCATGAGTTGCTGTAGCTCCTGAACCAGTGCCAGCTGTAGTCTCACTCCACGCTTTATTAAGATCAATCTGTGTAGTCATATTCAAACTCCCACTATGTTTAACATCTCGTTAATTCTATGCTCATAAGTATGAGCGCTTCTTACCAGCTCATGTCCAGCTTTCGCTATCTTCTCTCGCTCCATAGGGTTATCTAACGCCCATTGAATCTTCTCTACCATTTCCTCTTCCCCCTTATAACCAAGGAAATGTTTATCTTCTTCAAATCCTAACTCCTCCCATCCAACTACATCTCTGTTAGTAACAAGACAGTTACCATAACTCATAACTTCAAAGAACCTCATATTAAGGTCATCTCTAACAGATATATTAAAGCCAACTCTAGCCCTAGCATATCTCAAAGCAGCTTGTTCAAAGAATACACTATATGCGAACCAGCTATTAGGAAAATTCTTAAACATTACATCAAGATACTCTATTCTATTGTTTGCTCCATTTGTCAAATGTTCTTCTGTGATCCAATGCCCGACAAAAGCTACGTCATGCAACTTTTGAAGACCAAAAGGTTCAAAGAAGTTATCTGGCAAGTCATGCCTAGCGGCTTGAAGTTCTGAATAACTAGGATCTACATTAGGAAGACAGGCAAGAGGAAGCCAGTGTACATTCTGTATTCCATCTAACTTCATCCTTGCAACATCAGGCTTTTGACAAAGGAAAACATAATCAAAGTGCATAGCCCACTTCAACCTAATATCATACCCAAGATGTGTATCAACTAGCCAGCAAGCATTAGGACTAGGAAGATCTGGTATTTCTATCTCATCTCTTCCATCATCTATATAAAGCCAAAAATCATGATTTTCAAACTCTGGTTCTATATACCAAGGCCTGTTATACCTCTGCATTCCAGTATCTTTATATCCCATCTGAAAGAAAGAGTCTGTAACTCTTCTAGCAGTACCATTGTTTCTAATTTCTGCATTGTATATAAGTGCTGGACTTTTCATACTAGTGTCCCTTCCGACTTCTTACATATAGCTCTTATAGTATTAAACGCCCCCTGCTCAATAGATATAACTTCAAAACCCACAGCCTTAATAAGGTTATCTAAGCTACTAGTAGTATAAGCATGAACATGAGTATAATCTAAAACAAGTGTATTCTCTATAGCATGATCTGGAAGGGTAATAAACAAAGAGCCTCCAGGAGCTAATAATCTATGCCACTCTTCTAAAGCCTCTATCGGGTCTATCATATGCTCTAATACATGAGCAGCCACTATATAAGGTTGACTAGAATCATCCAAAGGGATATCTGTAGCTTCTGCTACTATATCTGCCGAAGATTCTTCATGTCTTTGCCCACCTTCCCCAAGTTCTCCAGAAGGTCTAATATCAACCCCTACAGTGCCTGATATTTTCTTAGCTCCGCATCCTATATTTAAGCCAATAGATCCATTAAAGTCAGACAGTATATCCTCATACCAACTATCCTCAAGAGTACCAGTACTTTCCAAATTCCAATCTACAGGATTACGCCAATGAGCTTTAGAGCAATCTATCCAAGCTTTCACTCCATGCTTTGACATAAGAGCATTATTTGTTATTTCTTGCGACAAAAGAGAATCCCAATCTTCTCCATGAACTCTTTTGCCTGTAGACTGTCCCCAATGATATAAATAAGCTGATTTATCTACTCTAAGTACATAACCTTTTTCCATAAGTCTTATACTAAGATCTAAATCATCACCCCCAGGTAAGTCAGCATCAAGGCCTCCAACTTCTTTAAATATATCTGTCTTAATAACCATACAGAAGCCTATCAAAAAACTACTGTCACAAACTGTTGATACTGCAGTAAGATGAATACTCTGATTCCCAGCAACAAAATTACTTCCTGGGCCAGATGCTACCACGTCACCTTTTAGATGTGCAGTTAACCTTCTCCAAAAATCTGCCTGTCCTGGAATAAAGACAACATCATCATTTAGCAAACAGTAATAAGGAGTCTCCACAGACTCAAGAGCCAAATTATGAGCCTTCATCCATCCTAAGTTTTCTTCTGGCTCTATTACTCGAATATACTTTTTAGCCTCTTCTGGTAAGTCTTTAACTACTTCACCATCACAGCCATTATCAATTATAATAACCTCAAAAGGATACTTAGTATAAAGAAATAAAGACTCTATACATACCTTAAGCATATCTCTATTATTCCATGTAGGAATAACTATAGTTAGGAGGTTTTTCACGAAAGCCCTCCTATATTATTTCCTACAGGCATCCCTTGATATTCAGCAACAGCACCAAATTCTTTTTCATAAGTATCAGAAAATTCTTTTCTAGATTCTAAGTAAAACTCTTCATCGCACCATCTAACAGCATGGTGAACATGAGCAGTCTTTACACCAGTATCCATCCACCTCTCCACCCCAAACTCTTTACAGCGATAACTAAAGAAATAATCTTCTCCACATCCAGTACTCATAAACCAAGGTTTAGGAATCTGCTTAAATATCTTCATATCATAAAGACACACAGCCGCCCCAAGAGCTAGATCTCCACCTAGATCAGTACTTCCTATCAACTGATCCTTAGGATAGTCTAGCACTATTTCACTTTTCTCCACTATCTTATTCTTATTAGCCATATCCCATTTTTCAGTTAGCCGAAATATAACTGGAAATATGGGATCTCTAGCGGTGAAAGCTAACGCGCTTATAACAGGTTTCTGGTGCCTCCATAGGCGAAGAAAGGCATCTTTCTCGAACCTCATATCATCGTCCCACCAAAATAAATAATCAGCTTCTAGTTCTACTGCTGTGTCTACTATCATTTCTCTGGCAAGGCCAACTAACGATGTTCTACTGTGATTTACTAAAATAACCTCTATCTTGCCTAACTTTTTCCACTCTTCTAAAGATGGGTCTGCTAAGCCTTTCTCATAACCAGTTTCATCTAAGCTAGGAAGCTTTTCTAATATTTTTTCTGCTTCTTCATATTCTAAACTGTTTATCCACAAACTTCTTTCCCTCAACGCCCCAAAGTACATCATCATATCAAAGTACGCAGGAAAAGTACTATCCTCTGGCCCTATATACCATGGAAATCCTATTACTAACTTCATTCTGCTTTCCCTTCCATAAAATCCTTAAAGCACTCGCTCAAAGTGCGATATTTTAGTAGCCCTGTCTTCATTTTAAAAAAGTCCCATAAAGTTCCTTCAACTATAGGAGTTTGATTACAGCCTATATGATGCCTTCTTACCTTATTATTAGAATGAAGCCACATAACTCTACCGCAACTACATTTAACTATATAATCATTTTTTGTGCTTCCTTGATGTGGCTTTAACCAAGATAACCACCAAGGAAATTTCTTTTGATCTTCCTCTTTTGGTATACTAGTGTGGTCCAAAATGTCCCTTCCTTAAAAAGTGTAAGAGGGGGTCGAAGCAAGAAGGCCCATGACCCCCTCTCACAGCTCCATAACAATTTGTTACAGAGTTTTACAATGCCCTGACAAATACATGGTCAGTATAAGTGGTACTAGCACCACTATCTACAGCCGCGCTAATCATCCTATTGCTAATAGTCTGCATAGCAATAACAGTAGGAGCGTTCCCAGCATTAAGGCTGTTAAAGCCTACAGTAGTATGATCTGCATTCATACCAGAGCCAGCACGAATAGTTCTAGCTCCATCAACTCTGGCAAGAACAGCACTTTCATGATAGCCATACACCTGACAAAGGCCTATTGCACCATTAACTACATCCTCATAAGCGATGCCAATAGTGCATCCTCCCTCACCACCGACTTCAGCTCCTCTAAATATAGAAGGATTGGTGGCTGCTTCATTAGTCACGATACTAGCTGCAGTAGCGCTACCATGAAACTTTACAACCGGATGATGAATAGTTACTGTGGCCCCATCACTATTAGTGAAGTTAACCCAGACTTTTTCAACATCCGTGCGATTTACAGTTTGCATGAACATAATAAGTTATTATCCTTTCTTCCCTTTACAACTGCATTAGTGCAGTATAATGATACGCGTCATTTCCCGTATCATCAGTTGTTATATAAATAGCACCATTCAAAGTATCAGCTGTATCATTATTACTATTCAAGGTTATGTAAAATGACTTATCATTAAGATCCCCTGCAGGAGTTACCATACAACTAACTATACGGTTACCCGCTCTGTCATCAGTTACATCAGATCCAGCACTACCACTTGCATCAGTTATGCTAGAGCCTTTTTGCCCTGATAAGTATATAATTTCAGCTCCATCAGCATCAAAGGTACCCGATACACTCATAAGGTTACCCGCTCTACCAATGTACCTGGAATTAACCTCTCCAGTTGCCATCTCTAAAACTCCTTCTAGGTGATCCCCGTAAGAATGCCTAAGGCATTACGAAGGTTCGTACCCATGTTACCCTGATAAAGGATAGGAGCAATGAAAGCATCCTGGTTAACTGGATTCTGCAAGCCACCATCAGCCATAGCAAAATCAGCGTCACGATGCACGAAAGAAAAGATATGCTTAGAGTTCAAAACATACATTGTGCCACTCTGACACTTGGACTCAAAGTTGATGCTAGCGCCACGGAAAGTCGGGCGGCTGGACAAGTCACTCGTACCACCACCGGTATAACGGATAGCAGGAACAACCAAAGATTCCAGGGTCTCAGCAATCGACTGAGTCGTGAAGATACCATCAGGCTCGCCCTCAACACCAGAAACTTCTGTGCAATCATTATAGATCGTACGAAGGTTCGGCAGCAAGTTCACCGCGCCATTACCAACACCAGTGATAGCATTATTACGCCACGCACTGTTATTAGCGGAGTTGATATCTCCATAAGTGCCGGTAGCAGGAGTACTGTCAACCATAGCCGAAAGGCCAGTGGTTTGCTTGGAGCCATTAGCAGTACCATCGCTATAAGCATCAGTGGCCAGGTTATCTGCCAAGGTCGACTCAGCCTGGAAGATTTTATCTTTGGTCAAGTCACGAATACGACTTTCACCCTGGTTTGAGCGTTTGTCAAGACCAGAAATCACAACACTCGTGGCCGCCTGTTTCCAGTTGAAAAAGGCATTTGTGATTCCTTCGTAGCCAGTGGGATCAAGGGCTTCAAGTCCAGAATAGCGCTTGAAGTTTCCACTACCTTCATACATCACCGGAAGCTTAATACGCTCGCCACCAGTCAGTCGTTTAATACGATTACCTTCACGAAGCCACGACCAGAAAGGACTCCGCTTATGTACCTGATCTCGGAGCATCCCCGAGTCCAAGTAATTCATAACAGTGGAGGATAGTAGAGGCCCCCATGTTATAGCAGTAGAACTGCTAGTTCCTAGTACTGCATCTCCAGCAGCCATAATAGTTTCCTTTTAATTATTAAGTTAATTCCCGCCGCGCCAAAGCCCACGCACGATCCAAAACATCTTCTGGGCTAGCTTCACCTGCCCTTATATCTACACCCGATCCAGGAGTAGATGCTCCACTCCTACGAACTACATTGGGTGAAGGACGACTTTCAATATTAGGACTATTCTCTCGAAGAGCTGATTTACGCCTTGCACCACCAGCTTCTGGAAATTCCATACGAAACAGATCTAAAGGCGTCACGCCCCTAGAAGGATCTTGAAGTGATTGCATTCGGCTATCAAGCCTACGCTGAATAGATGGATTTAAGGTAAAATTACCTGCACTATCCATAGTGCCAAACTGCTCTCCATACATGTCAACCCCTGCTTGGAGGTCAGCATTAACTGCGCTTTCAGCACTCTGTTCTTGCGCTCTATTTTCTTCTCGCTGCACGAGTTCTTCCCTAGGAAGATACCCGAGACGATCAGCCATAGCTTTAAAGATTTCCATATTCTGTTCTGTAACACCTTCAGGAAGTGGTTCTTCCTCTTGCGGAGCTACAGGTTGCTGAGCATTTTCTTCTCTTGTCGAGATCATTTGTTCCCTGAGATTTAAAACCTCAGAGCGAAGCTCATGCCACTCATTATTATTTTGACTCATGCGGCGCTGCATACCTCTAACAGCTTCAGCCGCAGCTGGGTCTGATTCATCTAAACGAGCAAGAACCGTATCAGTGCCTTCTCGCGAAGACTGATTAGAATCCTGCACTTGTGTACCTTCTAACACTGCATCAATATCAAGATCATCTTCACCAAACTCTTGAGCTTGATCTTCTAGGTAAGAATTAATATTGCCTTCTTCTGCCATGCCAGTGTCGCCCCGAACTACTTCAGTCATTTTTCATCCCCCGCTAGTTAGTAGGAAGATTAACTTCCAGCCCGACTCTTCTCCGTAACAATATGTTATGGAGTTGTTAATTATCATACCCTGCTATGTTTCCAGAGAGTTCCCTAGAAACGGTATGTCCATCTGCATCTGATACTTCTATAACAGCATCATCAAAGGCCTTAGGCATCTTTTTTCGCTTGCCCTGCGGCGGCTGTTTCTTTATAAGGTTAGGACTTTTTTCATCGAAAATCCTAGCTCCATGAACTTGGTCTCCAGCCTCAACCACTCCCAAATTATTCATAATAGCTTTTTTATCACGAGCAGAATAAACATCGCTTCCAAGGCCCTCGTCATAATAAGGCTCAAATGTGTCTACAGTAAATCTTTCAAGCATTCGGCTCATCTTAGCTCCACAACGACATTCGACCGGCTTAGCTCGATCATCTACTTTCCTATGCACATCATCTTCTATGCCACAGTCTTTACATACAAAACTATAAATAGGCATTATAGATCATTTCCTCCCAGCTCCTTAGTTCGCCATAAATGTATCTTTTGTAAATCCTTACTTCTTTTCTTATCCTTCTCACTTATCCTATATCCCCAGTCTTTATTCCTGAGTATAAAGTTCTCTTTCGCCTCTGGAGAATCGAGGCCAGGAATATCAAAGGTATCTAGAATATTACCTATATCTGCAGTTAGTTCATCATCTGGTACAAGCTCAGTTTCTAATTCCTGTTGAGCTTCAGCATCATTAACAAGCCAAGTGTGGGCAGCGCCTCCAACTCCCAAAGGTATGGCTATCCCACCCCAAGAAGCCATGACATCTTTAGTAGGTAACATATCATCTGGAAAGGTCCAACGATCCTCATCAGGAATTTCCAGAAGCCCTGGAGTGTTAACTATTTCCTCCTCAAATCCTAACATAGATCCGTCTACTAAGCCTAATTCACTTTTTAATTCTATATATGATTGTACATTTTCCTGAAGCGCTTTAAGTTTAATATCATGTTCAGATACCATCTCATCAGAATCAAAAATACCAGAGAATGGACCAGACTTCATTTCACTTTGGGCTAATCTAATTTCTTCTTTTAGCTTATCTAATTCCTGATATTTTTTTACTCTTTCAAGTACAAGTATATCAAGATCATTTGGCGCGATACCACTCTTTAAACCATACATCTCAAAACGCGCATTACCATTTGCTCTTAACTCAGAATTTAAAGATTTAAATTTTGAATTAATATCTGATAACGCATGTGAAAGGCCATCCATCTTTCGAGTATAATCAGGAAGTCCAGGGACAGACGAAAAGTATTTTTCTGCGGCTATCCTTTGACTATTTAATTCAAGAGCTTTTCTCATAAGTGCTTTATGTTCATCCCATAATTTCTTATACCTAGCATCATACTCTTTTAAAACATTCTTGCGAACTGGGGCTTCAAGAGGATCATACATGGCAGTCGCTGAACGTATTTGATCACTCTTAAAAACTATATAAACATCTCCTGCGACATTACCACCATCTGTTACATTTCTAACTATAACAGCATCATTTCCAGCTCGTTTAGCTGCAGATATAGCATTTTTATACTGCTGCTGGTCATAATCACCACCCTTCATATCTAAAATATACGGATCTTCAATATGAAGTCTAGCCTTAGTAGTATTAGTTCCAGCATTAACTTCAGCCCAAATACGACTACGATTTATATGATCTGTAGATTGTGCAGCTTCCTTATACGAAACTAATAACTCAGGAGGTACATAACCTTTACGAGATTGAACAACAAAGGGATGTGTAGAGTTTTTCCACGCAGCAGTTACTAAACCATCTGCATCTTTATACGAGGGCATAACGGGAAGAGCTTTACCTTGCAAACCACTTTTTAAAGCATATATAAATTCATCCTCTAATTGATTATCTATACCCATTGTAACTTTTGCAGACTCATTATATTGGGCAGCTAATAAATCTGCAAATTTATCTTTTTGCTCAGGAGATAAAACTCTCCAGGCATTAAGTTTCTCAACAAAATCTTCATTTGTATCTTTAAACTTAAGCAAAGATAAAGGAGTTATTGTACCATCTACCTGTTCATTAAAAATAGGAACTCCTTCAAAATCTACAGGAGATCTATTAGGTAATGTCCTGTACGCATCCATCTCGTTTATAAAATAATTTAAGTTATCTTTTATTTGATCACTAGTAAAAGGCTGAAAGCCCATTGGAGGATCCGGCTTATACCAATCAGGATATTCACCTGTTCTAATAGCTACATTCTGTGCATTAATAGCATACTGATCATCAGGACGAATGCGACTTCTCCAAGGAGTTATAACTGAAATATTTCTGTGCTCACTTAAGCTTCCCTGACGAGGAAAAACATTTTTTAAACCTTTAGACAAAGGTACACTCTCAATATCCGTACCTTTAGTTCTTAAATGTCTTATGTCTTTTAACTTAACACTAGTATTAGAAAAGCTAATAGCTAAGTTTCTTAAGTGCTCTACTGTTTCATCTGAAATACTACCTGGAAATGGAGCGGGCTTCAAATCATAATCATATATAATTGATCTCTGAGATCTATTATGCCTCATATCAAAAGCTACATTTAAAGCTTCTATGGGATTATCAAAACCTAGCCAGCCCAAAGACTCCATAGTTGTTATAACTTTTTCTGGAATCTCTATTTCTTTTCCTCCAACCCACATACTGTAGTCATAAGTATCTGATACTGAAGCCAAACGCTCAAAATCAACATTAAATTTATCAGTTAATATTTCCTCAGATGCAGTAAATGATTTTTCTTTCTGCACATCATCATGGGTTAAGCCAAGTTTTTTTAATTCTGATTGTGTATACGTTGTTGGTTTTCTACCCTCCCTAAACAATCTAAAAAACGAATGAAGATTCTGCTCAACATTATCAATATATTTAGGCCAGTCATATGCCTTTTCATAAGTTGATAAACCCTCTACTGTATCTCTAGTACCAAAAGTACGCCTTCTAACAGTTTCTAGTGTATCAAGATCCCTATCAAGAAAATCTCTTATATTTCTAGTACTCTTATCAAGATTAGTATAATCAATATCTTCTAAATAATTGTTCAGTAAAGTTTTTTGAATATCTCTTTTAATATCACCTTTTTTAGCTTTAGCATCTGTAGCCTGCAGATCAAGATCCTCTAGCCAATACTTAACATCAGATCTACGGTCTAATAATTCACCATGAAGTGTAGACTGTGTATACAATCCAGCTTTAGATGTTGCAGGATTTGACGCAAAGAAAAAACCCTCTCTTGAGTCACCTCCCCCAGTTCCCTTTTGTCTTAAATCCTCGTCAAAAAATCTTATATCACCCTTTGAAGCATGATAACCTACAGCGTAAAATCCTTGATCAAGAGCCCTATCAATTACAGCAAGAGTCTCTTTATCATAAGTGCCGAGCTCTTCTATTCTTGCTAATACTTCTTTTTGTATTTCGGGGAATGCAAGCTTCTGTTGTAAAAGATCGTTACGATCTAATTCTAATCCATCAAGGGTAGCTTGAAGATTATCTAAAGCAAGTTGATTTTCTCCAGTATCCCATATATCAACTGGATTATTATAACTCGCAGCTTCACCTATTTCATTCTCCGCATCCCATATCTTAGCATTGAGCACTTGCAGTCTATTCTCTACTGCTTCTATATTTCTAAAACTCTCTGGGTACTCACTTATACGCTGACCCAACGGAACCATTTCATTTTGGATAGAGTCTAACCTTTTTGCAATGTCAGTGCGTGATGATATACGAAGAGGTAAGCCTATAATACGTCTTTGCTCATCATCCAACTCTTTATACCGAGCATTATCTTCATAGTAACTTCTATACCCTTCAGGCATTTGCTTAAAAAGACTCTCTTTAGCCAACTCCCCTATAGGCCTGGGCATACGACCTTTTTCGCCTCTATCCCCTAAGTGCTCCCACCAGTCAGCATAAACATCATCTAGCTCATTTTCTATATCTTCAACTGATCTACTTCCCTTCCATTCAGCCTCGTATGCTCCACCTTTTTTATAATTAGCAGCCTCTATTTCAACAGGCAGATCTACATCTTCTTTCCAATTTGTAATATCTTTCCCCATGCCTTGAGCAAGTTCAGATTTAAGAGCTTCAAACCTGTTATAAAAATCTTCTTCTATTCGCTGTTCAGCAAAAAGCCCTTCTCTCCTATCGGCACGTTCCCTTACACGCTTATTCACTACATCTGGACTATCATCCCAATAATGCTTACTAAGCTCCTTAGGAGACAAAGCAGTACTCTTACCACTAAGAACTCTAGAAGTCTTACCGGCAATAGGAAAGGCAAGATCAAGAGGCTCTACTAAAGATGCTGCCCCACGCTCATGAACCCCTTCTTTAATACCTGAAGCAATATCACTTACCAAACCACCAAACTCTGCGCGTTCAGGCAGATTCTCAACCGAAGGGCTAAGATACGACATATAGCCTTTAGCGGCTACGGGAGCTAATTTCTTAACAGCTTCAACCGCTGGCTTAGTATACTTATTATGCCACGCTTGACCTTGATACCCATAGCGCTGAGAAGGACTCATAGTAAGAAACTCGTTAGCTATACCAGTCAGACTAACCAGATCTTCTACTCCCATAGCCAAGCCTTGCGGAGTCTTAAAAAAGAAATCAAGAAGAAGATTCCTACCAGATCCCGCTGATACGCCACTACCCCCAGAGAAAGATGGAGTAATACCTCCACTTAAATTTGTATCTGATTGCCCTGGATCTTTCTTATTTGTAAGATCTTTAACAGGCTGATTATCAACATACTCTTGAGCATCATTAAGATCAAATACAAGACTATTAAGAGCCTTAAACCCATTAGGGTATTGTTCTTCTAACTGCTTAAGAAACAAAGCTCTATCATCGCCTACAACATTGCGAGTATTAGAATTAATACTTACTTGAGTCATTTGGCTTTCCAGATATAATATTAGAAGTCATAGGTGGCACTACAATACCTTTAATCTTATTACGCCTTCTCCTACGGCGTCTACGCTTTCTTTTCGGATGAGCCGGATACATCTCAGTAGCACTCATTGCTGAGTTCCATTGCAAGTCCGGCTGTGCATAGCCTGGCATCTTAGAAAAGTCCGCGATCTCTTATTTCATTTTTCATTAAGCGCAAAAACGCATCCCACTCATCAGCACTACTAAATTCTAAAGGAATATCTGGAGAAGGAAAAGGCGCATCTTTCATCTCGTCATAGATACTAAGTAATTCCTTATCGTCCAAATTTCTAACATCTTTAATATCCTGTAATCCTTCTTTCGACACCCTACTTGCAGCAGAAGGCGAAGGCATATCTCTATTCATCCTAGTCGAGGCAGGAAGATCCTTAGTTGCCATAATTTCTTCAGTAGCTTTAGGAATTTTAGCTTTAGCTTTCAAGTCCTGAACATACTCAAGAGCAGTACTTGTATCAGAACTACCTGCAGGCTTAGCTCCCAAAGAAAATCCACCTTTAGGTGCGGAGAACTGATTATAAACATCATTAATAGCTTTCCTAACAGGCTCTACTTCATCTAATGCTTTTCCACTCAAACCATCAAGATAATTCATAGCATCAGTAAGTATAGTCAAATCAGTAGATGATACCCAATTAAGAACTGCATCCTTAGCTGATTTATCCCCACCAGCTTTAAAACCTTTAATTGAGTCATTAATCATCTTGTATATATTACGTCCGCCAGATAATGCAGCTTTAGCCCCACCTGCTGCTATCGCTCCACCAGGAAGCATATCAGCCGCTAAACCAATCTGATCCCAAACATCAAATTTCTGATTACGTTCTTCCTCTACTTCAGCTCTCGCTTTAGGATCATCTGAAACCATAGCTCTTTTTGCTGCATCAGAAACTTTCGCTGTACCACCGTACGCCATAGCCATTATATAGTCACCGTTTCTCCTGCCTGCTGACCTTCGCTAGGCATATTTCTATTAAAGTTATCTGCGTCTAAAGGACCAACCCCTGTATTTGCAGATCTACCTGCTAAGACTGCTTCCTGTAGTGCTTGCGCTTGAGGATCGCTAAATTCAGAGGTTCCACCTTCCCCTTGCGTTGCAGCTGCTTGAGCCTGCATTTGAGCTTGGGACTCTTGCATTTGCTTTTCAAGCATAGGTAGAATATCTTCAACATCTTTTTCATTGAAGCCTTTTACTAATAATCTCCGCGCCAACTCTGGCAAGTTCGGTGGTATCCCATAAGTCTGAGTAAGAATAGGTGTAAGACCTGCAAACAAGTTCAACAGATCCATATACTGACTACGCTCAACAGCCAAGGCAGTAGACTGGCTGGAAACATCCATAGTGAAAAGATACTCACCCTTCACTAATTCCTTACTAAGACTAATAAACGACTCTGCGTTTTTATCTAACAAGAATAATTTATCTGGCCTAAACTGCGAATCAAGCTGAAACATCTTACGAGCTTTACGAACTTGAAACTCAGACACCAGGGCTGACCGCCTGTTTTCCCTGGACGTATTTTTCCTCTCCATAATAGAAGCTTCAGTCGCCGTTTCATTAGTTCCCATCTGAACGGGCTGTGGAGTACCTGCACTCCTATCAAACATCTGCTGAAGAAGATTTAACATCCCACTCTTATCAGAAGGCACAGAAAGAAATGGAAGAGGAATAATCGCATTAGACCCTTGTTCCCCAAGACCTGGAACTTCCACTATAGATCCATCAGGCGCATCTAAGATATCTTGAAGGATATCTCTATCTATGCCTGCCGCAGGATCAACAAGCCATATATTCTTTTGCTTCCTGATAGTATAAAGGAAAGAATCCATGATCTCATTAGTCAATGCCTGCACAGTATCACCACCAGCCATAAGCAAAGGCGGCTTATGAAACCATTGCCTAACACCAGTTTGAAAACTTATAGTCTCTACTGGATAATTATCAAGCCTATCATATGGCCACTCTTCTTCATACTGTAAAAACTTTTCGCTACCTTCAGCTATAGTAAGAAACAAATTGCGAAACTTGCCTTTTCCTACTGGAAAGTTCTTTGCCCATATTTCCCAACCTCTAACTACATCAAACCCATCAGAGTCCAGATCCGCTTCTTTATCAGGAGCATCTTTATACCTACTCGGCTCTAAGCTATCAACATTAGAGTAAGCGGGATTAGACTTTACTTCTTCTATCGGAAGCTCCCAACCGAAAGCTATCCACCGCGCATCCATTGGCCCCTCAAGACTAAACGCATCTGTAAGAAACATATCAGGCTGCCAACGTACAGCGTACGGAGAACCCCTATGCACATTAGTATTAGCGCTGGGAGCAGGCCTGTCATGGAATAACTTATGAAGTTTTATATGATCCATGAAAGACTCTTTTACAAGAGCCCTCAAATCATTGTCATCAATATCTTGTAGCAGAAACTTCAATTCCGCTTGGTGTAACTCAATATGAATAAGATGATCTTGCCCCTCACTGACCTTTACAGGAATCCCACCCTTTAAGAAAACATTCTCTTCTGTAGGATCTTCCATATCAAGAACAGTCATTTCTTGCATCATCTCTTGCTCGACTGCATCTACATCAAGCTCAAACCCAATCTTAGCAACCCCATAAGGAAATAAGAAAGCATCTAACGCACAACGCTCATCAACTCTTAATTGATTAGTTTCCCTATAACGGTAATTAGCAATCTTAGCCACACCCGATGCCAAGTTCGGACCATGCGGATCTTCCGGATTTATCTTCTGCGCGGCTTCACGAGTTTCAGGATAACATTGAAAAGTCGGAGCTCTATCTAGCATATTAGCAAGACTCTGATCTATAAAGCCATGTATAAGCCCGCTTTTAATTCTCCTTACATGCTCTTCTTCCGCATCACCTACATCTTGCTCACGTTCAGTAGTTGGCTCATTATAAAACTGATTAACAAGCACATTACACGCTTCAAACAACGGCTTTACTTTTTGCTGTACAAAGCCAATTTGTCCTTGCCAGTACTGAACTCTTAAATCTTGCGCTGTTGGATATGCCATTTATATCTCTATAACAATATGTTACGGAGTATCGAGACCCCAGTTATCATCTAATGGGCTAGCTTCGGGAAAAGGAACTACTATGCTATCTCTGCTTCTCGACATTCCCCTTCTTGCCCTTGAGTTTCTCATTACATACTCATCAAAAGTTATACTACTAGGGATAATTTTAGTTGGCCCAGTTAGAATCTCAGCAGCACCTATGGCACTACGTAACTTAGACAACTGCATACCCAGTAAAGCTAAACAATCAATTTGGTCATCATATCTGGCATTAGGAAAACGGCTTAGCTCATGCTCAAGTTCCCCTAGCCATGTTGCATTATCAGGTACATGAAATATACCCATCTGCATAGCGCCCGCTATAGCACCAGCTCTATTAGGTGAGTCTTTAGAACCTTTACCTATAACGCTAATATCTTCCATTACTGTCCAACAACCCAACTCCGCTTTCCTTTTACGCAGTAGGGGCCCTACGACTTTACCCATCATCACCCGCTCATGTAGCCACTTCAAAGGCCTATACTGAAGCATAAGCTCACAAGCCTTCTCCACCCCGTCAAATATTTCTACTTGAGCCCTATACACATCCACAAGATAAATCATGCCACGTTCATCTATGCCAAAAACCATATGAACAGTGAAATCACCTGAACCTTTAGTTAAAGCGTAATCACTAGCTCCATAGTACGTCAAGTTATCAGGAATCTTATTTACAGGAACCTTCTTCATCCACCCAGGTTGAAATACATCTCCTTCATCACTAACAGGTTTCTGCTGATGCAAAGCCATAAAAAGGGACGGATTGCGCGCTCTAATGGCATGGAGTTCCTCAACTGAACGCATATTTGGACCTTCCGGCAGGAGCGCTTCACCTGGCGCTCGGCCCAAAGGATCGTCTGATTCAGCGAGGGAGGGAAGCCTTATGATGTCCCAATACTCTTCACCCGACTCATTGAGCTTTTCAATCCGTCCCCCTAAGTCATCATCGTGCCATCTCTGCATAATAAGTATAACCGCCCCAGGACCATCTCTATACGGACGCAGGCGATTAAGAAGAACACTTGCATACCAGTCCCAAACAGCCCTACGATTATTCAGGCTGAGGGCGCTTTCGTAACTCTTAAAAGGGTCATCTATGACAGCTATATGAGCATGGAAACCTATCAGTCCGCCTAGCACTCCCTCAGCCTTATACTCTCCACCTTGTGCAGTTTTCCACTCATTCATACTTTGAGCATCTTCTGCAATCTTCACATCAGGGAATACTAGACGAAATCTATCATCTTTTATAATATTCCTTACATTCCTGCCAAACCCAAAAGCCAAGTCTGCTGAATAACTAGCCTGTATAAACTCCAAGTCTGGATTTCTGCCAAAGAACCAAGATGGAAATATTTCACTAGAAAGCCTTGATTTACCAATAGCCGGAGGCACGAATATAGCCAGCCGCCTAAGTTTTCCTTGCTCAACATCTTGCAGCTTTTCAGCTATATTATAATGCACAGAATAAGGATAATACCCTTCATCCATAAACTGAGCGTACTTGATCAAACTACCAGCCGCTTGTTTGCGTCTGATAAGCTCCCTTGCAACCTCAGCAGGATCTTGGGCTTCAGGTGCAAATGCTACAGGAGTATTAGCGAGCAAGTCGTTCAATCTTCCACTACTTCTTTCTTATGGTCACTAAGAGCTTCCCCAAGAACCTTACGCTCCTCATCATTAAGAACGGCAAAGTCAGCCTCGATGGCTGCGGGATTAGATGTCGCTAGACGATCAAGGACACCTACTAAAGCTTCTGTAGAAGTCTGGTCAACTGAATGCACAACGTGCTGATCAACTTCACGCCTCTCAGTATACCCACGATCCTTGCCAAGGGTCTGCAGAATCTTCCAGCTATACGCCTTGTCTCCACTCTCCACTGCCCTAAAGATATTATCTTCGGCATTGTCAATAACCCGCTCACGCGAGTCAGCCATGACCTGCTGTAAAGCTGGACTACGATTTATGTGATAACGAACTGCTTGTGCAGACCCCATACCCACTGTATCAGCCACACGGCTAAGAACACCCTTGTTAGCGATGATAGCTTCGGCTAAGTTATACTCCCGCTGCTTACTTTGATCCTGCAAAGCAACCTTAACCTCTACTTCTTCCTTCGCCCTATTACGTAGACTCGGAGCCGAACAACCAATCTTGTCCGCTGCTTCTTCAACGGTCATAGTATGCTGAAGAGCTTCTATCATCAATGCTGAGTCTATTTCCCTCTTACGCGCCATGCTATTTCTTTCCAGCTCTGGACTTTGACTTAGCTTTAGTTACCTTACGCCCAGTCTTCTTTGCATACGTCTTAGCGGCCTTTTGGCCAGCCTTACTATATGCAAAATGCTTATCCCCAACTTTAGGCATAACATCCCTTCTTTCTTATAAGGGTACGAGGGAGCTCAACGATGCGGAGCAGGGCTGGAAGGGACAAACACACCACCTCACTCCCCCGGCCCTAATCTTCTTTACCTGGCATCTGAACCTCGATACCTCTTTTCCTCATTCCCATACGACTCTTAGTTATCCTCTGCACAACATCCAAGTCCCAACCCAAGCTGTCAGCGATTTCTTCTTCCGACTGCCCTTTATGTATAAGAGAAAAAACTGCCCTATGTTCATTCCACAAGTCTTCAACTTTTAACATCTAAAGCCTTCCATTTTTTAAACCTACCCATATCTAAATGTACAATAGGAATCGGAACTATGCAACCCATAAAATTACATATTCAATCCCACCACAATACTCTAAACTCCATAACATTATGTTACAGAGTTGCAAAATACTCCAACAAGTTGGTGTTTTGAAAATTAGCTCAGAAATTTTTAGGAGCTGAAATATAAAAGACGTGGGTGCGAGTGGGGATGCAGCGGAAACTCAGGACAGCTCGCGCGCGGACAGAGGACCGCAAAACTTTTTATATTTTCTGCCGCAACTAGTTGTAAATAAACAGCTTATGTTGTTAGAGATGTCAATATGACATTTAAAAATATGCCATTTAGTCAGTAGAAATATGACATTTTTTCACATTTTTATGTCAAGATGTCAGAAATATTTACATAACTCATTTAAAAACAACTAGTTAGGTCGGATAGTTTAATTTTCGGACATATACTAAGGATTTAATAGATTGTAAATACATGTAAATAAACCACTTACAAAAAACTTTTACCATTACTTTTCGATTGGCACGCCTTTTGCATGATTATTTTTCCAGTTCGTTATGTCACACTTTTCAAAAGGTTGGAATATGGAAAATATTTCTTATTAGTAAAATAGTCATAGGGGAATAATATTCCCTCAATGGTATACCATACGGAACTAGTTGCGTACTTGCCTAGTTGTCACAAGTATCTAGCGTTAGAAGTAACACGCCATAATAATACTAAACTAGGGGAAGTAAACCATGAAAAATTATATCGCTACTACCAAAAGTACGCTTACCGGACTAGACGCCGAAACTCCGATACAGGTCTCTGTAAAGTGTGAGGGTTGCACGACTGAGCAGGTCGAGCAGTTAGCTCGCAATGCGATCACGCTCTTGTATAACGCTAAATTGAGGGATTGCAAAGAGGGCAAATTGGGACAGGACGGTCGTGCTTACAGGGAGACCTGTATGCGTGAAAAGACAATGGCCTTCGATGTATCTAGTCACCTGAGTGGCGGGAAAGTTCCCATGTCTACAGATACACTAATTGCGCTCTTGGCCTCGAGTGGTCTAGATATGGAAACTATAAAAGCGCAACTAGACGCGAAAATAGCCGATCAGTAAATTATAGGCAATGCGTGACTAGTTCCAGTATGGTATATTTTCTAGTCGCTAGGGATAGGACCCTAGCCTTGATGAGATCCTCGAAACTAGAAATGGAAAGGGGGTGGATTGCTTGCTTGAGGAACTATCGTTAGATGAGCTGCGAGCTCTTGATAGGTTATGCCTGCAATGGGTCTTTGCCAATAAAGAGCTGACTGTAGTTGATGCAAATATTGAGCAACTAGATGGCTTAGTTGCGCACCATAAGATCAAGCGCGAGCTTGAAAAAAGAATTATGCCAACTGAATTCTAACCTGGGGAAAAAGAGATGAAAGACTCTGGAAGAAAGCGCCGGAGACTATCATGGAAGGCCTCGTTCAAAGCCCGTAAAAAGGCACGAGCGAAGACTCGAAATAGTCGCCGCAAGAATCGCTAATAGGCGGAGTATGGGCTCGGCTCGAGGTATGAGTCGGGCCTATTTTTATGCTCAAGATAGTTTTGAACACTTTTGATGAGCTATTGGTAGCTTGGCACGGTCTTTGCTACGCGCGCGCAATCCTTTCTGTTGTGCAATCTGGACAATAGGTGGGCAGCTATGCACGAGCTTGTGCTTGAACTCCGTAACACATTTTCAATATTTCGTTATGTTTTAAAAAAAAAAAAAAAAAAAAAAAAAAAAAGAAACAAACTAAATACATACCACTTATACCCAAAAACAATGTGGAGGATAGGGGGTGTGGTAGACCTATAGATAGTAGAAAAAATGTAAATCCGAAACTCCGTAACATTATGTTATGAAGATGGGAAGAAAAAGAAATAATTTTTAATTTGCATAGTAACAAAACATTTATTATATTATATGTATGTTAAATTATTTTCAAAACTTTAATGGGAGCTGCCATGACTAGTAAAACTCGTGGAGCAGGTCTGAACATTCAGACATACGTTGATCCCTGTACCGTGGCTAGCATTGCGAAGTTGCTTGCCAGCCGTGGCGTTGGGTTCAATCATAGTTACTCAGGACTGCTCAAATGTTTAATGGAAACAGTTCTTGCTGAAGCTCGATTAGAACAGTTCGATGAATTTATAGATCCGGAAGCTGCGCTTGAATACCTAGCCACATCCGGCTTCTCCATGAGCCAGGTAAATGGATGGAATGAAAAGAGAGTTCTGAATAGTATGAATCGAGCCTCGATGGATGAAGCTCGGCAAGAAACTATTGCTCAGAAAGAAACAATGACTAGCCAGGACTCAACACGAGCTGGGGAGATAGTCATGCGGCAACTTAGTGGAGAAGCTACTGATGAAGAGATCCAATGGTACTTGGATTATCAGCGGCGAAACAATTTATAAAAAACAATTTGCATAGTCCCATCGCTCGTGTTATATTGTGTTATCATCATTTTTTAATGCTGTTCACTTATCAAACTAGGGGTTGATATGACTGAAGTTGATTATCGTAAACGCCCATCTCGCTTGACTCTCAGGCAAGCTCAGAAACAAGAGCTTAAAAGTGGAACATCTTGGGTCAGGCTGATAGAGATGAAGTTAGAAGGTCTCAACAATATGGGAATAATGATGCAGTTTTTTCGAGACTGGGAAATATACGGTCTGCGTGAAGCATTGCTATTCCTTAAGAACTATGAAGAACAAGGTGAAGTTCCTCGTGGCACATTTGTTGAGATAGATAAAGTAGCGCAACTCCTCTATGATAATGTCAGCGAAGATGCTGGCATTGAGAAGTTAAAAAAGTAATGCAAACATTCTTACCATACAGAAGCTTCCACGCTTCAGCCCAGGCGCTTGACTATCGGCGCTTGGGCAAACAGCGTGTCGAAGCAAGACAGATTCTCAAAGCTCTGGCCACTGGTGGTGGCTGGAGCAATCATCCTGCCACAAAGATGTGGAAAGGTTGTGAGAGTGCCTTGATACTCTATTCCAACATTTGTATCAAAGAGTGGATCAGCCGTGGCTATAATAATACCATGAAGATCTTTGATCAACCTGAGCTGGTCTTACCTCAATGGCTCGGCAATCCAGATTTCCACAGCAGCCACCGAGCAGCCCTCCTCCATAAAGACTTTGATTACTATCGCAAGTTTGATTGGAGTGAAGAACCTGCTCTTAACTACATCTGGCCAACCACATGATTGAATATGAGAGTGTTGATGACAGCTCAGTCAAAGTCACACGAGCCAGCCTTCACAGTGGCAAGTGGAATAGTATAATAATACCTATGAACTTTGATGAGTTCCAGATGCGTCTGTCTATGTGGGCAGATGACAAAGAGTATATTCAAGATGCTTTCCCGTCTCTCAATCCAGACCAACGAGAGTTTATCCAAACAGGTATAACTATAGAGGAGTGGGACGAAATCTTTGTAGATGAAGAAGCAGAGATCAAGTCCTGTAAAAGCTAATGCCAAAATACTTTGATGATAACTTCGGTACTTGGAGTAACATGGAAGATGCTGATATGAGAGCATTCTATCGGCAAGTCCAAAAGACTAACGTCAAGAAAGAATGCTCAGGTTGCGGAAGAAAAGTCATGATACAGCCTCATTACGCTTACTGCAACTCATGTGCAGATAAGCGTGAAAGAGGCATGGACATCTAATGGCATCAATCTTCTTTATCAGCGGGGAAGAAATATCTCTTCGCATAGTTACCTACGATAAGACAATAGACATTTTCAAGGGCCCACTCTTCACTGATGAAGACGGCTATAACTGGCAAGCAGAAAAAGTAGGATCTTTAACATTTAATAAAAAAGATCTTCGATCTCTGATTGCCAGACTTGAACTAATGAGTGATGACTGACCCCTAGCAGAAGTCACTCAGGATAGTGGGGGCTTTCCCTACGGCTCCCACTATCCTAAAAAACCTTACGGGGAGGTAAGGTATGAGGGACTCGAGGCTTTTAAAAAATATTAAATATTACTCTTCGTATTTTTATAAAGGTAACTGGGATGATACCAGGCCTGAAGAATTAGTTGCATTAGAAATATGCAGAGATAATAATTTAAAGCAAGAATCTAGAGCTAAAAAAGAAAACTTAAATCCATCTAACTTTCTACACTTAATCAGAAAGGATCGCGGCATAAAGAAGTACAAAGTATTAACTCGTAGCTTGTTACTTAAACCCTTAATTTTAAGGAGGAGTATCAGCGATGACATATCCTGATAACTCGAGGGCGTTGAACGATGATCATCTTCAGCCCCCAGAAGAACATCCAGACTTTGGTATATTAGATGCTAAATTAGATTGGATGGATGAGTGGGGTAATGAACCTACTCTTCAAATACTAGTCGAGAAAGTCTTTAACATTAGTGAGTTTAAATATGATGTTAAAGAAAGTTCTAGTACTGATTTGTACTTTGCTCAGTTAGATGGTCAGGTCTCATACTTTGCTCATACTAAGAAAGACGAGACAGGTTTTGGAGGTCGAACTTACTCACTCCAACCCGCAGAAGAAAATCGAGTGATTCCCTATACAATCAAAGGTCCGTGGAGTTCTCGTAGTTCAGCCATGAATAACCACTTTCCGCATTCTATAGAAGCATCCCTTATTGATGAGGAAGAGGGTTTCAAGAGGGGATTTACATTCTATGCTTCAGCTATAACTATTGATATGGCGATAGAGGCTTTCGATGTTATTCATCTGAATACTGGAGAAGCTTATGCTTTAGCTCTGACAGAAAAGTATAACGAGAAGATCCATAGGATAGTTAAGATGGATACAAGTCAAGGGAGACCTTCTCCAATCTTTAAGAACGATCCCCCAGAAACATACGAAGTCATAGGTCTTTACGATTACTATGATGAGATGCAAGATGATGGTCAGCCCTCGGAGCTACAGGAGCATCAAGACTTTGCTCAGGATGATGAGCTATCTAATGGAGGGCATGATATATTATGAGTAAAGCAGATGGGCCTAGTAAGTTCTATCATATGGAGCCTATTAGTCCTGAATCTCTAAATGCTATCCGTACTATTATTTCTATAGCTGTAGATAGAGAGATGATAGAAGAAATAGATGCTGAGCGAGCTCTTAAAATACTAACTGTCAATCCGCATAACAGGCTGACAGTGCTTGGCCGAAGGCTGGCCAGGCTAGTGGACTATTTTGATGAGCTTAAAAGCATTGACAATAGGACTAATGTTATAGTAGATCAAGTAAAAGAAGAGTTTGAAGGACTAAAGACTGTTATTGAGTGGAATCCTGACTGGAGGGAAGATAAAGATTGTTAGAAATACTGTCCAACCTTTATGTACTTATGCTACTAGCTCCTTTATTATACAGCGTAGGTATGAGCATAGTCATGATAGTTAAATACATAATGAGGAAGAGATGATAAAAGGTTTTATACTACATCTTGATGGAGAGGTAGAGGAAAAAGAATGGTCTATGTTTCCTTTACTAGAAGAGATGCAAGAAATAGTCGGAGGTTATATTGAAAGAGTAGCCATATCAAACTCTTACATAGCTGACGAACTAAAGGACCACTTTGATCCTGATGGATCTTCAGAGATTATAGTAAATGAAGAAGGTTTGTTACTAAATTTAGAGCTCAACGAGTCAGCCCTGATGCTAACAGGGCAAAGATTTGTTGGCCCAGTTCTTCTTTTCGTAGGTACTCCAATGGATGAACTCAATGGCTAAAGCAAATAGAAAGTTACTAACTCGTAACCAAGCCTGGGCTCAGAGTCGTAACAGAGCTAAAGGTCAAGTAGGTTACATGCTTGGGACACTAGAGAGTATAAAGAGTCTTGAGGTCCTGTCAGAAAAAGAGTTGCCAAAGCTCTCAACTATAAGACGTATCTTAGTCGATATGAAAAAGAATTGGGAAGATCAAAACTCAGACAGTCGTCAGAACTTCATGGACACCTGGGACTAAGAATCTTATGACTCATAACTGCATAGCTTGCGGAAAGCTCGAAACACCAGAAGAAGAATTAGTTGATGTTGGAAAGCCAGACAAAATGTTATGCCAAGATTGCTATGATGACGGCATAACAGATTCTAACCTTTACTTAGCATTTAAATATCTTAAAAGGAATAAAAAATGAGCGATGAATCTAAAGTTCGATTTAGCCTGATAACAGGTAAAGGTCACTTGATAGTATTTGATAGCAGCAAAGATGATGTAGCTAGTTCCTCAGGCTGGGAGATAAGAACTTCCTA